CTGCATGTTTTCCATCTTGCCAGACATCTTTTTGGTTATGCTTATGTCAGCCCACATTTTTTTAACTCCTTTTTTGTTTAGTGTTTTTGTTATTACATTGTGTCCGTGATTAAAATTCTTTTAGCGTATTTCTTTTCTATTTCAATTTCAAAAATTACTTTCTTAGTGATAAAAACTTTTCTCCAATCTAAAAGCTCTTGCCATGAAAATAATTCTAACCATATTGACCTCTCTTCTTGGTGTTGTTCATCGCCACGAAAAGATGAATCCAAAATATAATTCAAGTGACGCAACATTTTTAAAACCTCTTTTCTTGTCATTTTTACGGGCATTTTCAACTCCTTTTTTTTGTTTCTAACGCTTTGAATCATCAGTTAAGCTTTTAGCTTAATATTGACACGCCACATTCGCAGCGAGCCAATTTCATCATTTGCTAGTAATTCCCTTCGATTTCCATCTTATTATTTTTAAGCATCTTTTTTCGAGCCAAATTTAATTCTTTTACTAAATTATAATAATTATAATAATGAAGTGACGCATTATAACTGCCGTCGGTGGTAGTGTTGTAAACCTTAGACTTTTCTAGAGCTTCCTTTATAGATTTTTCTAGTTCTTTTTTAGTTTTCATTTTCTCCCCTTTTTTAAGGTTGTATAAATCTTTGCATTAAACTGAAATTAAGCTTTTTTAAGGTTACAAATTGACGCATGGGATAATTCACTTAAATATCCAGCTCGAATTTCGGGTAAAGTAATAGATAGAGCAAATGACCAAGCCTGTCTCTCAGCGCCTTTTTTAGTGGTTTTGTGTGCTCCGATGTATCTAGTTCCTTTGTCCGTTAAAAGTCCAATCTCGCAATAAATGGGTCTATTTTTGACCTTGCTTCGATAGAAAGACACTGAGTGTCCGTGATTAAAAATTCTCATTGTTTTTTCCTTTTTAAACTTCTGCATGATTACAGAAGCATCTTTAGGTAGAATCACAGAAGCATCTTTAAATGTAAAGAAAAAAAAGGTAGTAAATAAATTAATTAATTTAAGTTAAAACTTGCCCTATTTATAATGATCTAGGTAGTATTAGGTTAGTAATATAACTTATGGGGGAAGGAAAACATGATAAGTCCAGATAATAATGTTACAAACATTAACCAAGATATTGAAATTACAGTCAAAGATATGACTTCCACCATTAAGAAATACCTACCTAAAGGCGACAGTATCGAGATGATACACGACGCTTGTCATCAAGAAATGTTAAAACAATTATTCGCTGCATTAAATGATAAAGTTCACTCCATGGCACCGGCTAAGCTACAGGCGATTATGAAGCATTGCGTAGGAAAGAACTTAGAGGTTAGCCCCGAGTCACTAGATTTACCATCGTCTAAGTAACTGATATCATTGGATAATGCAAGGTGTTGGATAACAATATAAATAAAGTCACAATTAATAAATTTCATGACGGGGTGCGGAACCCTGGGTGGGGGGGGTAGTTATCATCCGTCCCTTGCGCAATATTTTTGTAATTTACTAAAACCGAGGATTTATGTCACCTTTAGAAGTTGTTGAGGATAGAATTGAAGAGTTAGAGAACCAGCTTGATTGGATTAATAACATTTCTGAGAGATTTGTTAGTATGCAGCGTAGGCGAATGGTCGAGGAGCGGCTTAAGGAGAATATAAGGTGGAGAGCTTTGTTAAAGGGAGAGATTCTTGAGGGTGAGAACTATCAGTAGTACAGACAAAAAACAGGAGATGGTTGCTAGGTATGGCAATGCAGTTGAAAGGGCGAGAATTGTTCCTGCAAAACTCCGTAAACAGGCTAAAGTGATGTATTTCAGTGGAATGGAAGTGGATACGATTTCCAGAGCGATAGCGATTGAACCCGATGTGTTGCAATATTGGATTCTTGGCACAAACCGTCGTGGTGATCAGAAAACTTGTTGGTTCCGCTTAAGAGAAGCCAACACAGATACAGTAATAGATTTGTTTATTAAGAAAAAATATGACCAATTGGAGAAAACAGGGGGTATTGCCCTTGTTTTGATTCAGGATGGACTTTTGACAATTAAAGATGAAGTTGAAAGTGGTTTAAAGAAGTTAAGCGTTGGTGAAATTCGTAGTATTGCGGAAATTATTTCCTGTTTAGACAAGATAGCTCGCCTAGAGAGCGGTCAAGCAACAGAGATCATCAACAAAACTGGCTTGACCCCACAACAGGCGAAAAAGATCTTAGAGAAGGACCCTTTCGCTATGGGTATCTTTCCTGTTAATTCAAAAAAGGTTAAGGATGACAAGAGTGAGTAGGGAGTTATTACGATTTCGGTCATTTAAGGGGTATAACTATAGGTGCCAAAAAGAAAACGAAAAAACCCACCAAATTTATACGTTAGCTTATTTGTTATTGAGCATCAGCATAAATCTCAAAGAAAAAAGAAAAGAAAAAAATGTTTATATGTAATTTCAGATTAAGGTTTAAAAGGGAATAGTTGTTTAACCCCATCCACCCACCATTATACGGTGAAGGAGCCTTTTGTCAAGGTAAAAATGAAAGCTAAGGACCAAGAAAAACAGTTATTAGAGAGTCTTGAGTATACGGCAAGTGTGTTGATTGATTTGCATGATGTTTGGACACCGCATGAAGCACAGATATTGCCAGGGAGGGCATTATTTTATGAAGGTAAGGAATTTGTTTTTTTGGAGTGCGGGCGAAAGTATGGGAAAACTGATTTTGTTATCTATTGCCTCTATCGTGCTGCCCTTACTACTCCTGCCGCTGCTTGTTATTTTATTGCCCCTTTTCTTAAGCAAGCTAAGGAACTGATCTGGGCTAACAATAGGCTTCAGTTTTTCCTTACTGAGAACATGAGGAAAAAGTACAGGATTTCTATCAATAATTCAGAGATGAGAATAAAGTTTGGTTTTAACGGGAGCTTTATTAAGCTTGATGGTAGTGACAACTATGTTGCTTATGACGGTATAAATCCTCATTTTATAGCTTACGATGAATTTAAAGATCATCACCCAAAGTTCCATGAAAGAATGGAGCCAAACCTTGCTACTTATACCGCTCCTTTATTAGTTATTGGTACACCACCGGAAAATGATGATAATCACTTCATTAAACTGGCAGATAGTATCCGAGGTGATCCTGATGGAGCATGGTTTAATTTTCCAAGTGAAACTAATCCACATATTTCAAAAAAATGGTTAGACAAGACAAAGGCACGTTTGGTCGCAAGAGGTGAACTTGATGTTTGGATGCGTGAGTATATGGCAAAAAGAGTCAAGGGGGGTAAAAATGCCCTGTATCCAATGTTTGAAAAGAAGAAGCATGTATTGCCATTAGAAGATATTAAGAAGGATCTAAGCAGACAGTCAAAGACCTTAGATTGGTACTGCACAGCCGACCCTGCATCGTCTTCAGTATTTGGCGTATTATTTACCGCTATTAATAGGTATACCAGAATGGTTTATCATGTTGATGAATTATACATATCGGATACAAGAGAGACTTCTACTAGAAAGATGTGGAAACAAATATATAAAAAACTTTTAAAATGGAACCCTGGGATTGATGAGTGGAATTATACTTATGATGAAGCTGCAAAATGGTTCCAGTTAGAATTGTTAGATATTACTGAGATGGAATTTGGTCAAGGTAATGGAATTTTCTTTGACAAAACTGAGAAATCAAAGAACAAAAAGGAAGATGGAATCTCTTTAATAAAAGATCAGATGTTGTTTGGTTTTTGGATATGTTCTGAAGATTGTGAAAATCTTCAATTTGAAGTATTGAATTATATTAAAGATAGAAATGGAAAAATACCTAAAGAGAATGACCATTTATTAGACTGTATGAGATACACAAATGCTTCTGATTATTATAGTCATGTGCCTTCTGACGCACCTAAAGACAATAGAGATGAAGAAGAGAAACCAAGATTTGCAACTCTACAAGATGATAGGTTAAACTACCAAGAAAAGGGAGATTGGACTGTGAAAGTATTGGGAGATGATTATAATGAGTAATGACTATGAAATTATTGCATTAGTTGGGCTAATATTAACTACAGTCAATTTGATAATAGCTCTTGCAGCTATATCTCTTTGGATCGGGCACAAACTCTCGACCCATCGCATAGAATGGCGTACCATTAAGATGGAAGATGCTCAAGATGCTAAGACATTATCAGAAAAACTTAATGAATCTTATGAAGAAGAAGAATTTGATTTGATATGAGCAAATTTGGGGAAAGTGTAGATTGTTGATAGGGCTGCACTGGCAAAAGGGATTGAGGTTGCCCCTTTTTTTATTTAACAAGGAAAAGAAATGAGTCATGGAACAACTTTTGATGATTTTGAGCTAGAGGGTGATTTAGAGTACAAAGAAGTTCCGCCAATATGGGCTATTGACCTAAAGGACAAACAGAAGGTTTTAGAATGGTTAAATAAGGACTTTGAGAACAAAATTAAAAAGGCAGAATCGAGAACAAGCGTATACAAAGAACAGATTGCTTTATACAAGGGAGTTCATTATCGGAGCCAAGACACTAGAAACCAAGACTTTAGACGAGACGGTGGTGGCGGAAGTATTAGAAATCCAAAAGTCGTCGTTAATCACATATATGATATGGTTGAAAATAAAACCGCTAAGATGTCGAGGTTTAGACCGGCTATTGCAATACTTCCTCATAATCCTGACGAGTATCACGACAAAGTTCAATCTAAAACTTATAAAATGCTTGTTGATACTAGATGGCAAGAAGTAGATATTGATTCTTATTTTCGTGACGTCCAACGTGGAACTTATATTTTTGGAGAAGGTTATATAAAAACCTATTGGAATAAAGAAATTGGTGACGACGATCCAGAATATAATGAGCTTAAAAATGGTGGAACGGTAAAAATAAAAACTGGTGATGCTGAAGAGGTTGAGCTTAAGTATCCTGTAAAAGTTGGAGACGTGTCATATAAAATATTATCTCCAGATAGAATTTTCCCACAAGTAGGAAAGGATTCTTGGAGAGATATTGATGAAGTTACAGAGATTGAGTATTACAACAAAGAAGAAGTAAAAGCTTTATATCCAGATCAGCAAGAGTTTATAAAAGAACAACCCCATCACATGTATGATGCTGCCGCCGTGAGAGAAGTCAGAGATTCTTCAACTATTGCTGTTTGCACATATTGGCATAGACCGACTAAATTTCTTCCTAAAGGCTTAAAAATTGCATTTGTTAGTGGTGCAGTCTTAAGCATGGAGGATTATCCCTATGAACATGGACGACTACCCTTTAAACGACTTACTGACATTGATGTTCCTACTGAACTTCATGCACGTAGCTTTATCTCTCAGGTCCGGCAATTACAAAGGCACTATAATAATTTGGCTAGTGGCGTTGCTAGGAATCACGGCTTGGCTTCGGCACCTAAATGGGTAATGCCAGCGGGAGCTTGCAAGATTTCAGCACTTAATAATGAAGTTACTGTTGTTGAATATAAAGGTGGTGTTCCGCCTTCTTTACAAAATATGAACCCAACACATCCTGAGATTTTTAACTACATGGAGAAACTTGAAGTTAATATACAGAAACTTTCTGGAGTGCATGGTATTTCAAGAGGTACTCCACCTCCTGGAATTAGGGCAGGTGTTGCACTTCAATTCCTTCTTGAACAAGAACAGGAAAGAGAAAATAACGGAGTAGCCAAAAGAAACGCACTCGTTAAAGAGGTAGCTAAAGATACAATTGATTTAATGAAGCAGTATTATAAAGAATCAGATGGCAGAACGATAAAAGTCTTAGGTAGGGATAATTCATATATGCTTAAGTCTTTTTCACTTTCTTCAAAGAATATGAAATATGATGTTAAGATTCAAAACGCTTCAGCTTTACCAGAGAGTAAGGCGGCGAAGATTCAATCTTTACTTGATTTAAACATGGGGTTTCCTGGTGTAGTTAGTCAGAAGCAGGTTATAGAAATGTTAGACCTTGGAACAGACCAATCATTTAAGGATATCGCTACTACCGCTATAAAATCAGCAGAGAGTGAGATAGAATCAATTCTTGCAGGTGAAGAGGTTTCAGAGCCTAAGCCTTGGGATGATCTTCTTGTTAAATATGATATTTATCTTCAAAAACTACAAGAGAGAAGTTTTAAAGAAGAAGTTCCTGGTGAGGCTCGGGAAAAAATTATTGAGCATGTACATATTATAGAAATGCAGATGTGGCAAAGATCATCTAAAAATGCTTTATTTAGACAAAAACTTATGATGAATGAGCATTTTCCGTTATTTTTCAAGTTACCACCAGGTGATGCTAAGATTTTTGCAATGGGTGGTGTGCCTCCGGTACAGGAGAAAAAAGGTAAAGCTCCTGAAGGTGCGCCTTCGGCAAGTTTAGAAACACCAGTAAGAGAACAAGTCTAAATAACAAAGGGAGAAAGTTATGAGTGACGTTGATAAGTTTGATTCAAGAATGGATGGTGATCCAGATGGGACTATTACAGTATCTGGGGGGCAAGGACCAAATTTTGATGACTTTGAAACTATGGAAAGTTCAAGGGAACAATACGTAGATAGTAGAGAAGAGAAAAACGAAGAAAAGGATGACGCTCCTGCTTCTGAAAAAAAAGTTGGAGAAAAAATTGTCGAAACTGATAGCAAAACTGAAACTGATGTTAATGTTGACACCTCACCAGAGAAAGATCCAGAAAAAATCGAAGTAAAATTTTTAAAGGCAAAGCTTGGTGAAAGTGAAGTGGAGCTTGATTTAGAAACAGAAATTCCTGTAACGATAGACGGGAAAACTGAATTTAGGAAACTGAGCGATCTAAGAAATCATGAAGCGGGGCAAGTTGCTTGGGATAGAAAATTTAGTCAGTTAGATGCTGATATGAAATCAAGGGAAGAACAGGTAGCAAGTAGAGAGTCTGAATTTTCTGAATTTTCAAAAGATAGAGACGCACTGTTTCAAGACATTGGTAAAATGCATGAATTGATTCAAGCGAATAAACCGTACGACGCAATGGAATTTCTAGTTGCGCAAAGCGGTGGAAATAAGTATGCTTTTAAAAGAGCACTCATAGAGCAACTCGGACCAGAGTTTGACAGGTTAAGCATGATGACGCCTGAAGAACTTAATGCTGAGAACTCTCATAATGAGGCAGCGTTCCTGAAAGAACAAATGCGGACCTTAAAGGAACAGCAAGAAGCCGAGGCTAACCAGATGGCGTCTCAAAGGCAAATTGCTCAACTAAGGGAATCCCGTGGTATAAGTCAGGAAATATATGACGCAAGCACGAAAGAGCTGGTAGAAGGTGGAAGGCAAAATCCTGAACCACAATTGGTAGTTGAGTACGCTCACATGAAACCAATGGTGGAAAGATCAGAGAAACTTGTCGAATCAATTCATCCGCCCTCTCTTGACAATGACGAGCTAGTCATAGAAATGGCAAAAATCTTTTCTGAAGATAGTAGCATTACTGATGAAGAAGCTTCATCTCTCCTTCGAGACGCTTTAGGTTTAGAAGGTAAAGAGCAGAGAGTTTTGGAAAAAGCTAAAGGTACAGGTCAGGTAAGAAGAGAGCCAGAGAATCCGGGTAACTACAAATATTATGGTAGTAGCGAGCCTGGGGATGACGATCACGTTGAAGGCTTTGCCGATTACGATGATATGTATTAAGGAATTAACTATTATAGGTGAATTTATCTAACAGGTAAGTTACTTATTCGCCATGGAGGGTGAAATGACTGCATTTAGTTTAGATGAGGCGACAAACCTCTTTAAAATTAATTATTATAAAAAATCGGAGAACATGTACAACAGTGCTAATGTTCTTCTCGGTCGTATCAAGAAACGATATGACTTTACTGGTAAGCAACGATTCGTAGCTACCCCACTAAGTTATTCTGGTGGTGTTGGTTCAGGTTCGCTGCCTACTCCTGGTGTTGCTGATTATGGCGATGCGCTCATTACTGCTAA